ATGTAAGGATTGTTGATACTCACCTTGATGGACTGCTTAGCCTCGCCCTCTTTGTTGGTCCAGTTGTCAATCTCGGCTGAGTAAAGACCCTCAACCTGCAACTCGTCACCGATGTCAAATGTGGTCGGTGTCTTTAGCCAGACTGTGTATCGCTTGGTGATTGACTCGCCAGCTTTGGTCTGGAACTGCTCTGATACTTCTAGCCCTTTGCCTTCATAAAATACTCGGCTAACAGAGCCCTTTACTTTGATGCTTGCCATCTCTTTTTTTCCTTATCTCTTGTTGTTTTGTTTACTCTAGTGGTCACCTAAGACATGATTGGGGTTGGTGCAGTCGCTGTGGCCACAAGATCTAATGCCAGGTAGGACAGGCTGGCCATCAAAGATTGGCACAGTGAGGGTTTCTTTGTCAAACTCACCTTGCCAGGGGATGCACTTCTCAGAGCCGTACTTGATGACCAAGGCTCGGTGCATACGGCAGGACTGGCACTTGAGGTCTTTCCTCTTGCGTTTATGGGTGTTGACCTTCCAGGTAGCACCACATCGGCAACACAGTGCCACATTGTCATCCACGCCATAATCTTAGCCCTCAACAACTCTGGCATGGTGACCCTCGAACTTGAGCCACGCTTTATTTGTGGTGCCATGTCGGTTCTTTGCAACATTGAGAATCATCTGGGAACGCTCCCACTCCATGTCGCCCTCAACCTGCTCTCGGTGAAGCAAGATAACAACATCGGCATCCTGCTCAATTCCACCTGAATCTCTTAGGTCTGCCATGTCAGGCTCTGAGTTCTTTCGCTGCTCTGGTCCTCGGTTGAGCTGAGCTAGAGCAATGACCGGAACTTCTAGATCTCTGGCAAGGTTCTTTAGCCCGATGGAGATGTCGGTAATCATCTCGTATCGTTTGCGGCCCTTTTCTGTGTCCTGAATCAAGCCAAGGTAGTCAACGACAATAGCCTTTAGCTTGCCGTCAGACTTCACACTGTTGGCTAGTGCCCTAATCTGCTGGATGGTCTGCCCTGACTTGTCATGGATAGCGAGCTCGTGTTTGGTTTGCCTAATTGTTTCGGCTATCTTTTGCCACTCGTGATCTCTAATGGTTCCCTTTTCAATGTTGCCGAGATAGACAGAAGCTTCCATAGCAATGATGCGGTTGTAAAGTTCTGCTTTGCCCATCTCAAGGCTGTGAAACGATACAGGTCCAGTCTTGGACAAGTGCCAAGCTAACTGCACCCCAACTATTGTTTTACCCACACCAGGTCGAGCACCGATGATGTATAGAGCACCTGGTCGCAATCCCCCGATTATGTTGTTGAGCTGTTCCCAAGGTGTTGTTGGATAGTTGCGTGGCTTGTCTAGCTCGTCAAGGTAAGGGATGAGTTCGTCATCAACATAGCTTGGCTTGACTGCAATGTTTCGCTCGATGATTCCGTCAATGCTTTTTTTAGCCTTTTCCATTACCTCTGCAAGGTCAGAGTGCTTGGCTGTTTCGCTGATGACAGCAGCTGTGGTGCTTAGTCGCCGTCTAGTGCTTTCCTCGACAACCTTGCTGGCGTAGAAGTTCACACTCACAGCGGTTGGTGTTGCGGTCACACAGTCATGCAGGTAGCTGGCAAGCTTTGGCAATCTAGCCCCAACTGTGACAACATCTATCGGGTTGCGGTGGTGCTTCATTTCCAGCATGGTCTTGTAGATAATCTCGTGGCTCGGATCGAGAAAGTCATCCGGTGCCAAGGTCAGGTCATCGAGTGCCTTGCCGTTGGTCAGCAGGACTGAGCCGATTACTGATAGTTCAAACTCACTCATGCCATTTACCAATCTTTAGCTTTTGCAGGGGTTTGTTTTCTTGCACTTCAACAGCTTCGTATAAGCCCTTGTTTAGCCATGAGGCTGGGTAGGGGATGTAGGTCATGTCGGGTAGCTTACTTTCAGAATACGCTTTTGTGATGCCAATCATCTCATCAGCGGTTTTCTTTTTTAGCACTTGCTTCCATGCTTTTAGGGCATCAGCTTTAGCTACCTTTTTAGGGTAAAGATTCCAAAAAGTTTCAAACGATTCATCAGCCTGTTTAGTTAATGTTTCTTTTAGGGTTCTATTAAGGGTTAACACGCCACCTGCTGTCACCTCTGAAGCCGATTCTGTCACCTCTGACTCCAAATCTGTCACCTCTGAAGCGGTTTTTGTCACCTCTGAAACCTCATTTGTCACCCCTGGCAGGTTCACAAAATACCGGTTGGCTTTGTAGGGTCCATAGGTCGGTGCAGACCTAAACTCAACAACTAACTCACCCAGCTCGATGAGGTCTTGGATGTCACGCTGGACAGATCTAGGCGATGAGTTGACCATCTTTGCCAAGGTTTCGATTGAAGGCCATGCACCTAATTCGCCTTGGTGGTCAGCAATAGATAACAGGACCAATCTGGCTCGGCCTTTTGATTTACTCTCACGCCAAACAGCGTTCATAATTTGGATGCTCATCTTGCAGCTGCCCTCTCAGCCATCAGCATCATGACAGTTGGGCTAATGACTCTGTTATCGTAGCCCTCTTTGACCAGCATCACCCACTGGCCGTTGTCGAGTCCCATAGCCTGGTAATCCATCTCGGCCATAAAGATGTTGCCGCCGTAGTTTTCTAAAACCTCGGCAAGGTTTTTATTGTCCCAGTTAAACACAAATGTGCCTTCCTCTAAAAGGTTGGCACACTAGACTTATAGCGATGCCAACAGTCCTATTGTTGGTTTCACGCCGTCTAGAGGTTCCGATCTCTAGGCGGCACTTTTATTTAGTTATGGTTTTACCTTAGCACCCTAAAAGTATTCAATGTCATGCTCTACCTCGTGCGTGTTGTAATCGTTGTCTAGCAGGAACCAGCCGTTGCCCATGTAAACAGGGGTAGTTTCAGGCTCTTGCCATCTCTCTAGCTTCCAGCCAAACTTCCTGCCCAGCTCGGCAAACTTGCTGTTTGACTCAAGCAAGCCGTTAGCCTCTGAGCAAAGCACAATGATGTTGCTAGGTCTGTCTAGGTCTTTACTGCCCCCCATGCCTCGGTTCTTGCGGTGCTGGGGGATAAGCGTGTCATCTGTAGTGCCGCAGTGCGAGCAACACTTGTCACGATCTAGAAACTTTTGAAAGCTTTTTTTATTCATCATCCCCCCAAGGGTCGTACTCTTTAGCAGGGATGTCTAGCCCTGTGCCTTTGTAGTCTGCACTAAAGCCGATAGTGCTGGCTGTTTCGATGTCACGCAACTCAGGTGCAGCTTCCTGGCAAGTGTGTTTCCTTCGCCACTCTCTGACTAGGATTATCGGGTTAGGCTCGTCAGTTTTGAACTTAGCCCCACAGGAACAGGTTTCGGCAATCACCTGCCAAGGCTACCAGCTAGGCGTGTTTCCACTGTATTTCGACATTTTTGCTGATAACTGCCATCATTGTGGCTTGGTCTGACAGGGTTTTTAGCTTGGTTCGGACCCTGTTGTATTCGGCCTTGGCTAGGTCAGCCTTTAGCTTTTCCTCTACTGCTTGCAACTTAGCCACAGCTTGCCGGTCTGCAACAGTGCCAGAGTTGTTGAGGAAGGCTAAAGACACTGCCTTGTCATAAGCAGCCTCGGCATCTGCCATCTTGCACTCAGCGTCATAGAGAGCGTTAGCCCCCTTGTCCATCTCTGTTGTCAGCCGTTGTAGTTCCTGGACTATGTGGCCTGGTGTAATAATTTCCATCTCTTAGCCTTTTAGCTTTCTCTCTTTGTAATCGCCATAGGTCGGTGAGGATGTCTAGCTCACCTTTGTCGTATTGCTCATGCAGACACTCTTGCACTTCAAGAATTGAACTAAGCAGAATCCTTTGAGCCTGATAGTCCATTAGCGATTTCCTTGATCTTGTCTAGCGTTGCTGTGTCAGCTCCACCAGTTTTGGCCTCGCTATAAAGCAAGCGTAAACCATCAAGGTCATTGCCTAACTCTGATGCCATTGCAAGCCAATCTCTAGTAGTGGCTTTGCTCTTGACTTGTCTGTTGCGAACTTCCTCAGATGATGCGATGCCCTTTTTAGTGTCAACAGCCAAGGCAGCAACCATCGCTCGCCCCCATGCAGCAGTTTCAGCGTTTTGCACTTCGCTGTCACGAGTAAAGTTTGTCGGTCCTGGGATAGGTTCCCAAGCTGTTCCGATACCTGGTCGCTGGTCATTTGGTGTGCGATAGGCAGCAGCTGTGTAAACAATCCAGCTCTTGTTGTTGACAACCACAAACTCGTACTTGACTTGTTGTAGTGAGCCCTCTGGAAACTTTTCTCTGAACTCAACTATGCGTGTTGCAACATCTATGTAATCTAGTGGACCCTTGTAGTTCTGTGCCATCTCTTATTTTCCTGCCTTCTCGTGGTGCAAGTAAGGTGCCCCGCCAGCTCTAGATCTAAGACTGAGCAGGTGCTCGCCGTAGATGATGCCTCGCTTTTTACCTTCCATTGCTTTGATAACTCTAGCTTTTAGGTCTGTCATTTTCTTGTTAGCAACCTCGTAATCTTGCACCGAGTTGAAGTAGTGCACACCAAGCTCATCAAGGTCAACTTCGCCATCCTCGATGTTAGGGCTGAGTGCTCTGATTGTTTCTAGTGTCGAGTTAGACCCATCCCAGTCAGGCATCTTTAGATCTAGGCAAGCTTGCCGGAATCTAAGAGCTGCATCCCAAAGTGTGTTTGCCTCAAACTCATCCCACTCAATGTCAAACTCCATGTAGCTAGAACCTGCAAGGGCAACAAGCTTTGCCTGTCTAATTCCAAACACCTTCATGTACCAAAGCACTTGTGCTCGATAAGACTGTGGCACTTGTGTCCAGTAGTCACGAGAGAACTTGACCTCAACAATTCCCCAGTTGCCGTCAGCATCTTTGTAAAATCCGTCAAGGTTTGCCCTTGCCCAGTCGTACATCTTGTTGGCCCAGGTGCCGGTTTCGTAGATCTCTAACTCAGGGTGCTCGTCTGCAAACAGTTCCAAGATAGGTGCCTCAAGTTTTGTACCAAGCTTCATGCTCATGTTCGGCTCGACCTCATCAGGAATCTGTCCGGTCTTTTTAGCCCACTTTGTGATTGGTGACTCCCATTGAGAAAGACCTGAGCAAGCTGCTATTT